GACGAGTTCTTCTGGGGCCTTGCAGAGCAACAAGCCACCAATCTCGACACCATCCGGATACCGGCTGTTCGGATTGTTGTCACGTTGATGCATGATCTCCGGGACATCGATAGCCTTTACAGGCTCCCAGCCCTCACGAAACGCCTGTGAGACGTTCGTGGGATCATTCTGACCCATCACACTGATACGGATGTATTTGAAACTCCATCCCGGAACAGGGTTGGGTTCAGGTAAGAGCGCTGCGGGACTCCAAGTCATCTTGCGCTTGGTCGATTCCCGATTTTCCATCTCACGGTTGATGCGATTCTCAGCCATTGCGGTTCTCCAGTTTCAAGACTTCACGGGCATACGCTTCCGGACTAATCCCTAATCGTTTAGCAAGTGCGGCCTGTGCAGCCGTGATTCGGATTTGTCTAGGCGCGGTTGACCGCGTGGCTGGCGCAACAACTGTTGATGCTTTGCGGGGAGCTTCTTCTCGCTCCGCCGTTTGAGGTTCCGATCCCTCGAAATACTCGGGGAACCGTTTCCTCATTGTTCTATCAATCTGCTGGTAGTAGTCATCGCTGCGAGGATCTACACCAGACTCGACCAATTTTTCATGCAGACCCAGCGCAAGAGAGGTCATTTCTTTGTCATGCCCGAACCAAGTGTTTTTATCCTTCCACGCTTCTGCTCTCGTGTCGGGATACACCTGTGGGGATGGCGGTGTCCGTTGGTTACTTTCTACTCTGCTTTCAGCAGGTTGTAAAGTAGGTCTGAACTGTTTGTATTCACGTAGTTTAATCTTAGCATCAGCCAAAGCATCCTGAGCCTCGACGATCTTCTCAGCGTCTCCGGCCTCAAACGCACGACGCAGATTGTCTTTCGCGGACACGAGTTCGGCTTCCGCAGCCTTCGTGACCTCGGTGATGTAGACCTTCTCACCGTCTCCAAGTCGTTGTTTTAACGACTTATTTTCCTCATACACCCGTTGAGCGAAGGCTAGAGCCTCTTCCTTCTCACGGGCGGCGCGTTCCTTCTCACGACGCTCGTCGTGGTAGACCTTCTTCATTTGTCCGAGACGCTTTTTGACTTTCTCGGAGTATTCTTCTAGGTCATCTTTTTCTAATTCTTCGACGACCTCTTTGGGGTACGGGACACGACCCTTGTCTTGGGGCGGGGTGTCATCGACAACCTCAACCTTAAACTCATCATTATCGACTACGTTTTCGTCAGCCATTGTCTACTCCTTAACCTGCGCGACCGATGCCACGGGGGTCTTCGACCGTCCCGTCCACCGAGTCATCGTTGATGATTCGCCACTCTGTTCCGTGGATCTTGATGCGAGTGCCGCTGTAAGCGCGAACGACCACAAAGTCGCCCTGCTTGCACCACGGCCCCGACGGGAATCGAACCGGATCCTTGTAGGCATCCGGCCCCACCTTCGCCACGAACAGGACGATGGTGGTCTGCTCTTCGACCTTGACGGACTCCGAGGACTTGATGATCCCCGTGCCGCCAAACTCTTCCTCTACTTTTGGCACCATGCAGAGCAACTTGAACCCGACCGGATCGGGTAACTGCTTGGCCTTACGCTCCACTTCGGAGAGTGTCTTATCGATGTTGATGTCAGTCATTGAAGTCAAACTCCTCGTCTTCTGCCATGCGCTTCTCTAAGTCGCGGACCAGATCGATGGCATAATTGAGTCCTTGTAGGACACCGACCAATCGACGGTATTCATACTCCGCCTGACCTCTGACCACTTGCCCTACAGCAATGTCATATTGCTCTTTGAGTTTCTTAATCAGAAACTCTGCCCCCGTTAACTCACTCATTCACTACTCTCCTGTTGCGGCTGTTGAGCCTGTTGCGCAGCCTGAGCCTCACGATCCTTATCGTTCTGGTCAGCCTGATGATCCAACTGCATGCCGTGCTTCATCAGGTCGATGCCTGACTTAAGACGATCATGTTGTTTTTCAGCCTTATGCTTGGCGATATCGACACCCAGTCGATGACCGTCAGCACTCTGTTCAGCTTTATGTTTGGCGATCTCGACACCGAGTTTCGTGCCTTCCGCCTGATGACGATGCTTCTGATCGCTCTCTTTGAGTTTGTGATCGTCAGCCTTCGCCGTCGCATTGATGATGTCAGCCTTAGACTTGCGATCAATCTCAGCCTTCTGCAACTGCATTTCCATCTGGAACTGCTGCTGCTTCATCTGGAGTTCGGCTTGCTTCAACTGCGAGTCGATCTGCAACTGCTGTTGCTTCAACTGAAGTTCCTGCTGCTGCATCTGAATGATCGGGTCTTGCTGCTGTTGCTGAATCTGCTGCTGTTGTGCCGCCGCCTGTTTACTCTGCAACAACTGCTGCGATGCAAGCGCCGCGAGTTGCGAGATCTGAACCTCTTCCTGCGGTGACAAGAACACACCTTCGTCTTCGTCTTCTGTGGTGTGCGCCAACGCGGATGGGGGAGGCGGCGGAAGCGGAACACCCAACTTCTGCTCAACTTCGGCGCGGTATCGATAGGCCAGATGCTCCATGATATGAGCAGCACCTGCGGCCATAATGGCCTGAGCCTTGGGGTTCTGAGCGACTATTTGGGATATCGTTGGATCCTGCATAGCCGCCATGTGAACCGCGATATGCGCGGAGTGATCCTGATACAGGAACGCCTTGACGGGTTTGCCATTCATGATCGCCATGTTCTCGGACACGGGATCAATCGGCTTCATATCATCATTCAACGGCACGATCTTCTGAGCATTCTTGATGCCCAGAGTTTCAATCATCTGCCTGTGAAGAAACGGGAGATCATAGAGTTGAGGCGCACCTTGAGCCAACTGCATAACCGCCTGATACTGTATGACACGCTGTGCCATAGTAGAGGCATTAGGGTCAGAAACAGGTAGAACGTCGCAGCAATCGTAATCGCTACGTTTTGCGGAGGCGGTTCCAACTTCAGGCTCATAGTCATAGTCCTCGGGCGTGTTGTCTCTAATAATCGCCGCGAGAAGCATGAACTCTTGCTTCATCGTATAGTGAATACGTGCTTGGACAGCGCTCATCACTTTCAACACGCGCTCAAGGATGGCAAGCGTTGTGCCTACCGGAGCGTTAGCCGACATATCACTGATGTTGAGATCGGCGGTCGCCGCGAACTGCCGTCCGTCAGCCACCACCTTGTCCATCAGTGCCATCAGAACCTGCGACGGTTCTTTATACGGCAGGGGCAGAATGTTGTCGCGAATGCTGCCCGATGGCAAGTCTACGTCACGAAATTCACCCGGAGCGATGGGTGTGTCATCGCCTTTGACGCGCATTCCCTTGGCCTTGAGACCGCCGGGAAGGTTGGACAACGTACCCGCATCGATCAACTGACGCAGCAGCGAGGTCGCTGTCTGTGTGTGACCGCCGATCAGGTGGATCAACCCGAACGCATAGAATCCAAAACCCGGGATGTACGGGTAGTGGACGAAGTGCTGACGGCGCAGTTTCTGGTGGTCATCCTCCTTCCAATTGCGTCGAATGGCGAGGATCGTGCTGGTACCTTTCTCAATCGTGACGACATATGGCAGGGCGATTCCGGTGGGCTGTCCGCTCTTGTCCGTGTCCTCGTACCCTTCAAGGTCGAGGTTGACGTGCATCTCCAACAACTGGAACCGACTGTCCATCGACGCCGTAAAGCCCTGCTCCCGGGCTTTCTCTTTCTCGACCTCGTCCATTACTCGGACGGGATCTCCTAGATCGATATCTCGGTAAAACCCCGCTACTTGCAGCTTACGGAGTTCATTCTTGGTCTTACGCATCCGGTGGGTGATGCGCTCCGCCGTCTCAATGCTCGACGCCCCGTAGGGGACGATCAGATCCTCGGGCGGAATGAACGGCGCTTCAGGCAGTTTTACGGAAGGATCAAAATAGATCTTCTTGAACGAGTTGCCCGCCAACGCCGTCGTGAGCAAGCACTTCTCATGCTCCGGACGGTAACTGACCATGCGCTGCGTCAGTTCGTAGTTCATATCGGCCTCGACGCGCAGCGCCGCCGCCTTCTTTTCCGGGGTCTCCTTGCCCACGATCACGGTGCGTACCGGACCTGCGGCTGGAAAGGTTTCCATTGTCATCTCGGCTTGGAACTTAACCGCCGACTCCATCAGCAGCGGGTGGAACACACCCGACGCTCCCGGCCACGGTTCCGCCCGTTCCTCGTACTTGAGGCCGAGCAGTTTCATGCCCTTCACATATATATCTAGCCATTCCTTACGTGCGGAGATGTCCTCTTCAAGGTCTCCAAGCAACTCGTACGAAATGGACTGGAGGTAACTTTCGTCGATCTCTTCCGCGAGGTTCGCGTAGAAATCGCTCTCGTGCTTCTCCATGTGCATCTCAAAGCCGGGGCCTTCAATATGTACAGCCTCCGGGTCTTCGATCTCCACCTGAATGGGTTCAGCGGCAAGCCCTTGCGGGGCGGCATACAAGGACTTGTCGATACTCATTTAGTAGTACCCTCTGTATCTTTTTGATTTGAAGAGTTGAATCGGCGCTGGTTCATCGTTAGGTAGCCTAATAAAGCCAC